CAAGCGTTGCCGTATACCTCTGCGTCGCCGTATACCCAAGCGTCGCCGGATTGACTTAGATTTTTTTCGTTTTCAACGTATCCTCCGACATCACCTTTTTTCACACCTCCGAAAGAAATTAGAGCCTTGATTCTAAAAAGTTGGACTCCAAAAAAAACGATTGTATCATCTATTAATAATTCATATTTCATTCTTATATCTCCTTATTCATTCGCTTGATAACGTTGTAATAACCGCTATCTTTTGGGATAACATATCCCGTCAAGTCTTCTAATTGGCTTCCATCTGCCATAATATTGATGATGCGCGGTTGCCATTGATTTTTAATTCTAGTCATGTTATAATGTCCTTAGGTTTTATCTTTGCCCTTTTAGTGATTGTCGTTGCTAAAGGGCTTTTTTGTTGTTCCAAAAGTCTTCAAGATTGATAGACTGGATAATGGATAGGTTTTTCTGTTCTGTCAAAATTTGACGCTTGTAAGGGGCAAGGCCCTCGTTACGTTCTTCTTCATTGCGTGGCAAGTAGTAACCGTAGGGTTTGAATTTCTTGGCTACGATAGGCACTCTGAAATTTACTCGCAAACTTTCCACTATATCTTTAAGTGTTCTTTCCGACATCCCAAACTCTGTCATGATGTTTTTTGCTTGTATTGGCTTTTTGCAAGTTCCTTTTAAAATCTCGTTATAAACTTTGATTTCAATTCCCGTCATCTCTCGACTAACTGTCATATACGCTCCTTTCTAACTCAATGCACATAGCATCAAGTTTTTTATTTTCTTTTCGGAAACTACTGGATCACTAGCCAGTAGTTTTTCTTTTAGCAACTCCGATAACGGGTAAAACATCCGTTCAAAGAGCTTGATATCTTCCTCAATCAAAACGGCAATTTCCTCCTATCTTCTGCGTTGTCCGGGTATTTAAAGTAAAGGTCCCGTCCACCTTTAGTGATCCGACTAACCAGTCCAGTTTCAAAGAGCGACTTCATCTCTGACCCTACAAGGTTCGTTGTGATGATTGTTGCCTCTCGTTCGTCTAACAAGCTGTACAGGAAGTCTTGCTTCCATTGAGCATTATCAGATCGTCCGAGGTCGTCCAAGATCAGATAGTCAACTTTCTTTAGTAGCTCAAGCCATTCGTTGCTAGTCATTCCTTCTTTACGACTGAATGAATTTTGAATTTTGATAAATAAGGCTGGCAAGTTAACAAATAGTATGCTCTTAGGTAACTTGTTTGCTTTCCAGTCAGCATTTAATTTACTTGCTATTGCCATCGCTAGATGTGACTTACCGCGTCCAGCCTTGCCCATTATCAGAGCGTTACCTTTGCCGTCGTGCAAGTAGTGCGATACCAAGCGTAAAGCGTAGTTCTTGGCTTCACGGTCAATTTGATTAGTAACCATAAAGTTTTTAAAATTCGCTTCTTTTAGTCCGCTAGGCACGATGCTGTTTTTATCCAGCACATCGTAAGTCTTGCGCAAGATAGTAGCCGTGTGAGCTTGTCCTATCTTCTGCTCTTCCTCACGCGCCATCTTCTCTCTTTGACACTCTGGGCAAAAGGTTCTATTCCGTTCGTCCTGCAAAGGTACATCGTCATTTAACGACCATTTGAAACATTGATGTATTTCACACGTTTCAGACTCGTTAATGTGATAGACAAGTGGCAAATCCATAGGCTATCCCTCCTCATCTTCTTCCCAGGGTAGCAAGTCCGTGTAAGGACTGAATACTGGGTTCTTGATAGGGTAAGGACTGGCTTCTTTGCGCTTGTTATACGTTTTAGATGGTTTAGATGATTTATACTTTTCATCTGCCTGCTCCGCTTCTTCAACTGTTGTTACACCGTTCTTTTTCCAGTTATCCAAGATACTCTTTAAATATCTGAAATTTCTAGCTTCGTTGTCTGCTGACTTGCTGATAGCAAGCTGGACAAGCTCGATCTTCATTCCATCTAAAGCGATATAATCGAATAACTGTTGAAATTGAATTTGATCTAATTTAAAACCTCTACTTTTAAGAGTTTGAGCAATTGTTCCAGATTGAATATTTTCTAATTTTTCAGCCGTATCATTATCATCATTAGTATTGTTATATTTAGTATTGATATATTTAGTATTGAT